CATCATTTACAGTAGATGCTTTAGTATCTATTGAAGGTACTCCTAACATTATGTTAGATGGTAGAGTATATAGCGTGGCTTCAATTAATGCTGGTACTAACACAATCACTACCAATGAAACATTAGCCGCTACTATTACTGCTGATGCACCGGTTTTGATAGGCGGTGATGGTAGTATGATTACAGCACAGGCTATGGCTGCGGCTATGGTACAAGGTAGGTCTACTGCCGAATATACTCATCAGGGTGGTCAATCTGACAGTGGTGATGCAAGCACAGTAACTATGCTCAATCACTTTTGGCCTTGCGGTTCTCGTGGTGGGCCACTCGTCAGTAGACTTGACGGCTATGGTTATGTATCTACATCTTGGGATTATCCAAGAGAGTACACATTTGATGGCCCTGTATGGACTGATGCAGACGATGATGGTTCATACACTGTAAGTAGTGGTGTAACAAAAACATCGTATGACAGTATATCTAATCCTACTCGTACTCGACCATTTGGTTACAGATTTGGATTACGACAGCCATACAATAAACCGCAGTGGTCTACTTATGGTGCAAGAGCATTTAGAGAATCTGCAATTACCGCTACAAATGCTTCTGTAAGTTATCAACATGGCCCGCTTATTCAACAAGAAACACAAACATGGACTTACGCTGGTGGCACTGCATCATTGATTAGTGGTTCTCAACCTGCATATGGTAACAAATATGTTGGTATTATGGAAAGACAAACTAACTTTAGTGGTATGTTAGGTGTAGACATATCTGAAAGGCAAGTAAGATACAGTGACGGTATGAGAGTTACACGACCATTTGGTTGCCCTGTACGCACATTAAGAAATGAATCAACGGTCATAAGAGATTGGTGGGGAGATGATGACGGTCTTGGCCTTACAGGAATAGAGCAAGCGGCTAAGTATTACCTTGTAGATTGGTGGGGTAATACTCGTGGTGAAGATATTAGAAGATACCCTGTTCGTGGGTTTGGTATCAAACCTGCATGGGACAGTGCAGATGTGTACGAATATGATAGAGTAAGTGGTGCTAATAGAACCCCATTCCAAAGACTATACAATGGTGGTAAACCTATTGTTAATTTCAAAAATATAGCAAACCTTAGTGATGGTTTGATAAATGTGACAGCCAGCACTATTCCAAGATTTGGTGGTAGATTAAACAATGTCAATAATAATAGTTCTACAACATTAGTTGATGTGTTTATGCCTACTAATTCTCATAGAGTTGGGGATAATGGTAAGGGTCATGGATTGAGATACCCAACAGCATTCAATGAAGATTTACTTACAGAACTGAATGAGCCAAACCACACTACGGGAGTAGTACTATCTCACCATACAGCAGAGCCTAACATGAATGATGGTTACATTAGAGCAAGAGATGATGTATTGCAATCTGATGAAGTGCCTCGTGGTATAAGTGCAAGACTCGCCATAGCAGAAGATGGACTACTCAAGCCCGAAGCAGTAGTAAGTGACAGAGTGGAAACGGTAGATGGTGATACACCACACAAGGATGCTGTTAGTAGAAGTAGTCCTCGTATCGGTTTAGATACAGAAAATGTAGAAGGTGTAGATGAGAATATGATTATCATTAACACTGAAGCGCATAGCCTACACACTGACAGAAATGTAGGACAGCGTGTTATTCTACACGGTGGTATGCAAACAGGCTCTCAAACACTTGGTGATTACGACTTAACCGCACTAAACTTTGGTGGGCAACCGCAGGGTGGTGTAATTAGATTAAGTCATACATCTAACTTCAATCCTCTTGGTGGTACATTCCTTGCAGAAACACGCAACTTCGTATCTCCTATTGATGATTCTAATTGGGGTGGGTTTACTGATGCTACTTGTGATTACAACAATGACCCTACAATCACTATGGATTCTACAGCAAAGTTAGTAGTGGGTATGAAGGTTAGTGGTACAGGTATTCCAACAGGTGCTACTGTATCTTCTATCACAGATGCAACTACATTTGAGTTGTCAGCCTCAACTACAGGTGGTTCTGTAACTAACGGTACTTTGAGTTTCACTCCACCTACGGGTATGGGTAGCAACCCATATGCTACTGATGTGTTTACAACAGCCGGTAAGAGAGCGAATGTGGTAGATAAGAAAATCACATACATGTTACGGCCTATTCGATTATTAGACAAACAACATGCTGAAATGTTTAGGTCTAATCTAAACTTACATTCTTCTTCACCGCAATACGGTAGTAACTACTTCGGTGCTACAGCAGGTGGTAAGTATGGACTGTACCTTTATGAAGTTCAAAACGGCAGAGCAACAGGTGGAGGCATATACATGAGAAGCACCAGCCCCGACTCCAACCCACCATATGTCCCTGCATATCATATGGATATATCAGCAAGCGATACAGTACCAATGAGTAAAGGCCCGAAGATTAAGGGTACAGAGGTTACAAGTTTCGATAAGACACTGTTAGATAATGAAGTAACTCGTGTAATAATTAGTGAAAACTCCTTGCAACATCATCGTGCCGATGCTTCCCGCAGAAGGTCACATGAAGAAGGAGATGTAAAAGAATTAAGAATGGATTATAGCGTACAACCAAGGTTCTCTCAATCTCTCCATCAAAAGGGACATAAGGGCGATGTGACCTACAATAGTTCAGACCATAGTGGTGATGCGGCATGATTAGTGTAAAGGTGTATGAAGTGGGGCCAAGGGATGGTCTACAAGCACTAAATTACATTGTAGATACTGACACTAAAAAGCAACTAATTCAATCACTTTACGATGCAGGAATTGAAACTGTAGAAGAGGCATCCTTTGTACATCCTAAACTTGTACCAAATATGGCTGATGCTGAAGATGTAGTAACCGGCAAGGGTTCAGCACTTGTGCTTAACAAGCGTGGTTATGATAGAGCAAAAGCAGCAGGTGTAGAAAAAATCAACATTGTTTTATCTCCTTGTGAAACATTCAATTTGAAGAATATGAATGCTACACATACAGAGTTAGTTTTGCGTTACAGGACATTTATGTTAGGTGTACCAAAAGAAAATGTAAGAGTGTATATTTCTATGGCCTTTGGTTCTCCGTATAGCGGTCTTACTTCAGATAACCAAATAATAAAATGTATTCGTGACGCTAAAATGTTTGGTGATACAATTGTATTTGCTGACACCGTAGGATGTGCTGACAGACTACAGATTTCAACATGGGCTGATTATGCACACAAAGAAGGATTGAATGTAGCATTACATTTACATCACAAAGGAGATGAGGCTGACCCGTTATCTATGGTAAGGGCAGGTATATTCTCAGGTATTACAGAGTTCGATACAAGCATAGGTGGATTAGGTGGGTGCCCCTTTGTAGAAGATAGCGGTGCTAACTTAGCCACTGAAACTCTTGTAATGCACTTGAAGGCATGGGGTGTAGAATGTAATGTTGATGAAGATAAACTTCAACAGGCACTAAAAATTACTCGTAAAATAAAAAGGTGTGCTGCGAAATGACAGTAATCAAGGACAGCACCGTAGGTCGTTACAGCACTGATGCTGACGAGATTATGACCCATGTACGCAAGCCTGTGTTTGTTGATAACGCTGTACATCATGCTCGTATAACACTACAAAAGGCTGACAAGGCTAAGGTGATTATTGAGAAAAACAACACCCGTACATTGCAAGTTATGCCTCAGAGAGCGTATCAACTTTTGGAAGGCGAATCGTATGTACAACTTACACATGTGAGTAAGCCCGGTCATTCGAGCCTAAATGCGCCTTTCTTTAATGATGAAGTAATTTCAGCAACTAATATTCCAATGTTGTTTTACAATGCTGAAGCAAGTAGCCAGCGATTACTACCTTCTACTATTGATTCATCATCTTTTGGTGTAAAGGCTAACCTGCGAAACATGAAAGCAACCACACTTGAGGGTATAGGGTTCGTAGGTGACAAAGTAAAGTTAGGTCAACCGATAGATGTGGGATTGCGTACATCTGATTTGGCTATCAGGTTAGGAGAATCAATCAACAGTGGTGCTACGAGTGTGAATATCTCACGGCCAAAGAATGTTACCGCATCATCAGCAAGAAAACACAGCATGAGGTTTGTAGGTCAAGATTTCAATAACATGAACTTGATGACCGCACTAAGGTTCCTTGGTAGACATGATAGCAGAATGATATTACTTGACCGCTTCGGCAATCTATTGTACATACCAATTACATTTAGTGAAACTAACTTCAACATAGATGCTAACTTTAGGGTAGGAAGTAAAATAGAAAATCCTGTAGACAACATACCGAATAGAGTTACAGTGCAAGGACACCCCTTAGCACTTAACGACTTAGTAGTTGTAACCGTAGATGATGTAGAAGGTCAGGTAGAAGAGGTGCGAGAAGATACTGCACCTATCGTAGACAACACAGTAAGAACTACTAACGCTGCACGAAGAGTAGCCCGCCAAATGCTGAAAACTCGCTCTCTAGTACAGGGTGCAATTACAAGTGAAGGCCATCCAAATGTCATAGGAATAAGACCGGGTATGGTGATTAAGTTTAGTGGTGAAAATAAAGTAGTTACTGAGGTCAAACACATGCCTGTAAAAAATCTTAGTGACCTTTCGTTACTTAACTTAGATACAGGTATTGAGGGTATATTGCAGGGCTTATCAGAAGGTACTACAGTAGGTGCAAATGATACTAACCCTGCTACCTATGTGCAGGTAGTAGAACAGAACTTGGCTTTGTTTGGTAAGGTAGAATTGAGAATATCATCAGTGATTACTGCTCGTGGTGTATTTAATACAGCATACCTTATCGGTGGGGTGAAGGGCACTCAAGACAGAGGTAAGATAGGCAAGGCCGGTGGCCTTCCAATTGGTGGTAACAAAACAACAAGGAGGCGATTATATTCCGGTCAGTGATTACATTAAGAGGCTACTGCTTGACACATTAGCAAGCAACATCAATGAGGTTATCTTAGGCTTTGATGGTACACCTGCAACAAGTGATGATGGTTCAGCAGGTCGCCCTGCTATCACACTTGTACCGTCAGTTACCATTGTAGATGAAACATCATTATTGGTAGAGGCAACGCTTCCACATACAGAATCTTTTACTGATAAAATAAGAGAGGTCTATATTCAATTCCGTGATACTACTGAGTTTACACCTGTAGCGAGATACACTATCAATCCCGTTACTAAAAATAACTCAAACGAATTAGTAATACAGATAGCAATAGAGGTGGCATAATGGCAGGGAATCCGTTATCAGGACATACAAAAGCGAATGAATCTTCAATGGCAGGGACAGCAAAGTTCACTGATGGTCTAACCGATGGTGAACATATACAAAGTCCAACATTAACAAATTACCTTGAGGGTATTCATGGCAATGGTATATTGTTAGAAGAGGACACAGCGTATGGTGCTACTAACAAAAATGTACCTGAAGATTTACCGGGTGTATGTGAACAGAATACCAATGTAAATCGAATACGAGTTACCGGAGGTACTGCTGTACTCGATGGTGTACCATATCAGTTCGCTAATGGGCCGGGTGGTACTCTTGATATTGATTTGACTACAGGCAGCGCAAACAGGAGAGCCACATACAGCGCACTATCAGCAGGGCAAGAGGCACTGATTGTTGTATATGTGTCTGCTAAACCAAGTGTTAATTGTGTTCAATGGGAGATGGGAACTGCAATCACTACAGCAACTAATGCTTACCCCACCACCCCTTCCGCATTCCTAAATGACCCTGATACACTCACTACTTTAACGAGTAAACAAAGTGTAGTGTTGGCTGTATTGAGAGTCGTGTACAATGCAAGTGGTGGAGATTTGAAACTCTCTGTATCAGAAAGTAATGATAAGAGAGTCTTTGTGAGGCCATCGCCAATTTACTTTACATCTGTAACTTCCGGTGCTGTAGGTGCTACTACTGCCATTGACAATCACGCTGAGATAGACAGTTTAGTGAGTGGTGCAAGTGGTAACTTAGCAGGTAGTCGCTTAGGTGCATTATGGCAATCTTACAATGCAGATGGAGATACAATGTTGTATTACTCATCAAAGGACTCAGGTGGTACAAGACATACACATGTATTAGGGCCGGTAGGATATGTTACTTCATCCCCAAGTTCTACTACTACATTCACATTTAATGAAGGACAGGTGTTTGTGCTTAACCCATCAGGTGCTATACAGTTTAACCCATCAGGTACATTCCCGTTAGGCCATTTAGTCTATGTAACTAACGCTGCTGCACACGGTACTAATGGAGTGACATTCGATAACTCAGGTATAGGCACTGTTTTGTTAGGAAAAGAATCAGGAGTATTCGTTTATGACGGTAGTGCATGGAAGAATGTGATGTTAGCAAGCGGTGCTGTATCACCTAACGGACACGGTGCTTCAGGCAATGTGCAACTATCAGATGGTGGTGGAGGGTTCACAAGTGACAACAATCTTAATTTCAATACAAGCACCGATGCTCTCAAAGTAAATGATTTGAAAATATCAAGCAGTTCAAACCATGTAACTATACAAAATGAAACTCAAGATAAAGATATAATCTTCAAAGTAAATGATGGTGGAGTTGAAACTGAGGTAATGCGTATAAGTGGAGATGATGGTCGAGTTGGAATAGGTGGTGTCACCGGCCCCAACGCTCAACTACACATACGCTCTGCTTTAACTCAACAACCGGAAATAAGATTAGAAAACACAAATGCAGATACCCAAGAAGCAACTATTAGATTTATGAAAAATACTGCTTCCCCTGCCTCATCTGATGATATAGGGATAATTCGATTTGAAGGAGAAAATGATGCAGGAGGCAATCATCTCTATGCTTACATGATGGGTCAAATGGTTAATGTTTCTGATACCGCAGAAGCCGGTGAAATCTTTTTCTTTGTAGGCCATAAGGGGGCGCAATATCAAGTTCTCTCCCTATCAGGTAGTTCAGCCGCAGATGGGGAAGTATGTGTAAATGACGGAGGGAGAGCCGATATTAACTTTAGAGTTGAAGGAGATACTGAGCAATACCTATTATTCACCGATGCCGCTAACGACAGAATAGCAATAGGTCATAATAGCCCTACTGCTATGCTTGACATGGAAACAGGTGGTACATTTAGAAATACAAGATTGCTTACTGTATCAGTATCAGCAAGCACTACTCTAACAGAAGCAGCCCACGCTGGTAGATACAACATATGTGCAGGTAACATAACATTACCTTCAACTTCAACTGCTGGTGAACACTACGCTATTCTAAACACAACAGGTGGAAATATTACAATTGGTCGCAATGGAAATAATATCAATGGTGCTGGCTCTGATGCTACTTTGGGAACATTCAAAGCCGCTACTTGTATTGCTATTGGTTCTAATAATTGGATGGTAATTGGTGTTTGATATGTATATTGTTTTAGCAGGTTGCGCTCAACAAGGTGCATCATCACCATTAGCGGCATCTCTTGATGGTGCTTCATTACAAGACATTGCTCAAAATGTTGGTGGCGCAACAGGTTCAGTAGTTACATTCACAACAAACCCCGGTGAAATAGATATAACAGTGAATGCAAGTGGTGGGGATGGAAGTTACACATTTACTTGGACATTAAGTAAAAATGTTGAAAACTCAGATAACGGAAATAGATTCTCAGTGGCATCAACAGGCACTACTAATGCTGCAAGATATAATACAGCGACTTTCAATGGCGCAAGACCGGCAAGCGGTGGTGGTGCGCCTTTTAATGCTGAGTTCTTAGCAAGATGTGAAGTTCAAGATGGTGCTGGTGATATTGTAAATGTTGATGTGCCGATTACCATAGAAGGTGTATCGCTCTGATTAATCGTTATTTGTAAAGGCCGACCTTGGTTTACTTCGCATTGTTGGGTCTTTCCAATAATGCTCACATACCCTACAGCACATCAGATATACACGCTCGTTACCCTCGTCAAGAAACTTACCGGATAACCTTCTCGGCACTTGCAACTCGCCACACTCAGGGCAAGGGCGTTTTAGTTTCTCCATGAGTTTACCCATGACGACACCTACTGTACAGGTCGTCGTGCTACTATGTCATCAATACGCAAGATAGCGTTAGTGACTTCTGCTGCGCTCAGTACAGCCTGTCTAACCAAGTCAAGAGGTTCTACTACACCTTCAGCCAACAAATCCTTGACACCGCCTTCTGTAACATCAGGGCCAACGGTTATGTCACCCTGTAAGATACTGTGACGCATAGCGAGAATAGTATCTAATGGGTCGTGACCTGCATTCTCAGCAATGGTAGCAGGGATGATTTCTAAGGCATCAGCAAACGCTTCAATAGCCATCTGTGCCCTACCCCCTATCTGTGCCGCATGTTGGCGTAGATGTGTAGCCATACGCACATAGGAATTACCCCCGCCCACGACATAGTTCTGCCCCTTCATTACAAGAGACACTACACCAAGCGCATCATCAAACCCACGCTCGACTTCTTCAAGCGTATGTGAAGTAGCACCACGCAGTACAAGGGTAGCCTCATCTGTTCCATACAAGTCCTCTCCCGTTTCCCTTTCAATACCCGGTCTGACAAAGAGATACCAAATGTCATTCTTTCTTTGACGAGATAAAAATACCTCACTAACACCATCAATTTCATCAGGTGATTGTACAATAGACAATTTAGACATTCTACTCAAAGCACGAAGTGTAGATTCAGGTGTGCGTCTAACCGCCATAATATTGTGCTTCTTTAGATGAGAACATACCATATCATTCACACCATCACGCACGAATACAACACCACCGTTAGGTAATGCGTTTACAATGTGTTTAGCATTAGCAAGCAAATCAGCCTTACCTGCACTCTTGTAGGTTTGATATGACTGAGCATCTACAGACAACTGTATGTTATCATCATTTTTCTCAGTTTCAAGACCATTGTTAATTAGAATTATATTATAATAATATTCATCACCCTCAAGCACATAGTCCTTGTTTACTATTACACCATCGAATAAGTATGAATCTTCTATTGAACCACCGGGGAATGATACCACCTTGACGCTTTCAGCATCACCGGCTTTCTCTACTGCTGATACACATAGTTCTGAAACTGCATCTAAAGCATTCTCAAGAGTCTTACCTGTAATCGCAGTTTTAGCAATGTTTACGAGTACATCTCTATCATCACTAACATTAGCAATTTCTGTAGATAGATAGTGCGTAGCCATCTGTGCCGCTTCGTGATACCCACGGCATATCACATTCGGGTGTAGCCCCTTCTCAAACAACATCTCACTGTTACCAAGTAACTGACCCGATAGCACTACTGTACTTGTTGTACCATCGTAACATAGCGACTCTTGTGTACGAGCCACCTCTGCTATCATCTTACCTCCGGGGTGTGATACATCTAACTCACGAAGGATAGTGGCACCGTCATTTGTTACAATGACATTGCCATGCCCATCCACCATCATCTTATCCATACCCATAGGGCCAAGCGTAGACCTAACTGTTTCTGCTACAGTCTTAGCCGCCCTTATGTTGTGTATTTGCGCTTTGTCTTGTTTTACATTTCCTGTTTCTGTCATTACCACTCAACTTCCAAATCTATTTTTTCACCTGTTTCTAAACTACGGGATGAGATATAACCCTCACTCTTACCAAACTGATACAAGTCGAAGGTCAGTTTAGCATCGCTTAGACAATACTTCGCAACCTCATCATACTTCCCTGCTCTCCACGCTACAGGGGCATCACTGCTGTTCATTAACTTGCTGTCTGCAAAAGTTTGTTTAACGAGCATTCCAAGTGAAGTATCTACTTTACCAAATGCAAGTGCCGCTTTGTTTACTAACAACTTAGTATCAATCACAGCATCTTCTTTGCCAAGTATATCACCGGCTGTCCAACAATCTAACGCATCACGCAATACAGGTAAATCGAATGAGCGAAGATTATGACCGAGAATCTTACCGCCCTTTGCTATATGGTCTGAAAGGTCATCACCAAGTGTACGAGGGTGTAATGCCTTGACTGTATCATCTACACCCAAGGACTTGTTACAATAGATAGTGCCCTTGTCACCATCCCATGTAGCAACCACTGATGGCTCAAACATGGATGTGTTGTGCCATCCCCCTATTTCATGTGAGAAGTTTGCTGTTTCTATGTCCAATGCTAATAGGTCACTCATTGTTTTTCACCCTTCTTTACTACTATATCACCATGTGGTGACACACATACATTATTCCAACAAAGTAACATTTCATGGAAAAACCCATCTATTTCCATTATTTCATATTCAAGTTGCTCGCCACAAGCAGGGCAGAAATTAATTGGTACACCTTTAGTTATCATTCATACCACTCCGATAAGTGCGACCAATTACATTCATCTGAATTATAACATCTGTAGTTGTCTTGGAACCCTTTCGATGCGCTGAAGTTCCTCATATTATCTACAGGGGCTTTACACATAGGGCACTTATGGGTGTGAGTACGAGTCTTTCCATGAAAGGTAGCCTCTTCAATAGGAGGGGGTGTCAAGTATCTCGATGCTTTTTTTGCATCCAAATACTTTGTTCTATCATCATACTCTATTCCTTCATGAGTCCATGTTTTCATTCCTTTTCCCCCTTCTTTCTTAGGTAGACTCGGCCATTCGACTTCTTCCTATTGAACAGGTCACCGCCAAAGTCTTTGAAATGTCTTTCTGCTGTGGACTTGGAAACCTTTGATTTTTCCATGTAGACGGATTGCATGATAGACTGTAATCTCCACCCATCACCAAAGTTATCCAAATCGTGAGGGGTACACTCACCGTATGCAACAAGCAAACCATCGTGAATCTTAGCCTCCTTCTGTTTGTTACCCCCAACCTCAACTGAATCTTCAAGCCAAGAGATTAGGTTTTGGAACATATCAAATAGAATCTCGTGAGCCAAGTCTACATGTTCTGCATTCACGACCCACTTCTCATCAAGGATAGCCATATGGAAAGCGAAGATACCTAAGTAATTCTCAATCGCTGGTACGAATGATGCTACAATCTCTGACATTGATGGACTCATATCTCTCAACAATTCATAGATGTCATCAGATGCTTGATACAAAGCGGTTTGATAATCAGGAGATGGAGTGAACATATCCCACATGTGTCTTTGGACTATCTCTTCCTTCTCATCATTGGAGGCTTCTTGCCATTGAGTGAAAGTTATTTCCTCCATGTTCAATAGTCTGTCACGAATACGCTTGTCGGTTGTTATGAAGTAATCATACAAATCCTCCTTAGTGTACTCTTCTTCAGAGGGTTTTGCCATGAATGTACCAAGCCTTCTGTTACTGACATCTTGCCTTTCATCCATGTCCCAATGCCTATAGTAAAGCAGTACACGCTGGAAGATACCTTTTGTTAGAACATACTCCTTTACCCCCTTCGGTGGATAGGTAGTAATCCATAATGATACGAGAGATGGACACTCAATCTTTTGACCCTTCATGTGTTTCACAAGTGTATTGTTTCCACTACCCACAGGGTTACATGCTGTCTGTAGATACAGTACAGTTTCTTGACTGTGCTTGTTAGGTGTAAGAAGAATAGAACCTTCATCGAAATTGATAGCCTTGCGACCACTTAACAATCCTTCAACAATTTTTACATCACCTGTAGGCTTGCCGTTTTCATCAAACTCCTGCTCGGTACTTCCAATCAATCCTGCATCTGTACCGGAAGCGAATAACTCAAATGGTATTTCTGCTTCTTCCATAATGTCACTGATGAAGTTCCAAGCAATTGACTTGCCCGTTCTTGAAGGTTGAATCCAAAACACATGCACTCTCAAATCAAGATGTGTGTCCCAAGTTGGTAGTCTGACATACGGTAAAGTTGTTTGACCCTGAATGAAAAAGAATGACAATAACCCCGGTACTTCATTTTTCATTGATGTCTTTGAGAAGTGACTCAAGTACGCATCTAATATCGGAAACTTCTCTATCGCTTTGTATTTTTTAATCGCCATAACTACCACACATATCCTCTTTTTCAGTTTATATACTCTAACGCCTAACCTTTCTCTCTTGTCTTACAGGTTCTTCGCTTGTTAGAATGTCAATCACCAACTTTCTTCTCACTGTACCAAGCCCTTTGATTTCCTTTAGAGATTCAGGGAAACACATCTCTTCAATGCTACCACATTTTTCTAACATCTTCTGTGCTGTTTCCATTCCAATACCCGGTACAGTAGCAAGCATGTCTGCTCTAAGGTCATTAGAAGCCACCCTGCGAATTGACTGTGCCCCATGCTTACTCGCTGGCTTGTGCAACTTATCATGAAGTCTTACAATGAATGATGCTGCCTCGCTGACATTGTTACAATAGAATACTTGGCATTCAAAATCTGACATCAAGCGGGCTAATGTGCCAATCAACTCATTTTGTATTCTTGAGTAAGATACCTTCTTACCATTCTTCTTAGCAATCGCAACATACTTATCTATAGAACCGTGTACCACGAGGAAGAATCTCTCATAGTTTGCATCCATGTTGTCTAACTGTCGCCATAAGTGACCGCTATGACTTGACTGAAATAAATCGGATATACTCTTGGCTTCTACACAGGCACCACCAAGTAAGTAGTCACCTACTACCAATGCTTGGCGAGCCACCGCCAGCCCCGACTTCGCTGCCTTGCGCTCTACTGAATCACAAAGAGTTCCCCTTTCATTACTGTCAATAATCAATTGTGGTTTCATCTAATCACCTATGTATCTATATTTATTGACCATCATATTATGTCCTACACCACTATGCCCAACAGCAGTTCCATCTCTTTGAAATATTGGATATTTTGCTAAAATCTGAACTGTTTTTTGGGTAGTAGGGTTGCTTGTATATGGTCTACCATTTGTCTTTTTAGTCTGATTAAACAGTTTAGTCATAATCTCTTTTACAGTTAAAGACTCATTTCCTAATGCTTCAATTATTCTTTTACAAAAACGACCATTATAGTTGTAGTATATTTTATTCTCTTTCATTAAATACCTCCTGTGTTGTCAAAATATTTGCACTTCCCTACGCAGAATCCCTCGGTTATTAAAGTTGTACATGTTGCATGAGAATACCCTGTCATCACTATGCTTCTAACCTGCTCTTCAGTACGGTCATAACTGTAGTCTACCCACTGTTGGCTCTTGCAAATCTCTACGATACTCTTGATGTGTGACTCCTTCTCTTCATCAGATACACGCCATGCGGGGAAGAAGAAGCGTAGCCTATCAGCAAGATAGGATGCGAAGTGATACCTCGCTCTGTGTGGTGGGTTGCCCCCACCCATTGCTGCTTGTGACAAGCAGGGAAGAATGTGAATGTCATCGAATGCTACCGTTGGTAAATCAACAGGCTGCAAATTATAATTTTGAGAAAACTTATTCTCAATTACTTTCATCTTTGTTTTATTTTCTCCGAGGGCGATATATCCTGAGTGTGGATTCATTCCCCTCTCCATCAAGTCATCAAATGATAGCGTTAGAATGTCCTCACTTGTCAGTGGTATGCACCAAGTACCACGCTTCGCATTATACGAATTGGGTATGCGTATCATACCTGAAGTATCAAACGCTACAGTAGGGTCATTACAATTCAGTTGCCCTATCTCCTTCTCCCATCCACTAATCAACACCCTACCGGAATGCTTTATGCGTGACAATTCACTACCACTCTTAGGCTCTAATGTTTCATCTAATGGAACCCATACATGGAAACCACCGCCACTAAACCAAATAAAATGAAGAGTATTTTTCCTCATCAGAAAGCGGTGCAATTTGCGTACCTCTTCTTGAGGGACTTCAAAGGCTACATCTGCACCCTTATTCTTGAAGTCCTTACAATCGAAGTCCATCACGAAGTGATGTATCTTTGGTGTATTGTAATCCACTCTGTGATGTTTAGGTGCTTGGGTTTCATTGTAACCATACGCTGTAAAGTAAACATTACCCGACCCGTTTTTACCACGCCAATACTTTTCTAAATCAGCAGCATCTTTTACCATGCGCCTCCATCCACGCTCACCATTGGAGGCTATCTCCAATACTTCACGAGGGAAGTCAATCGGCACAAATGACATTCAATCACCTGTGGTTTCTAATGTACTCATCCAAGTCTTGCAATAGCATATTGTATAACTTTACAACTTTTTCATCTTTCATCTCACGAGGATGGACAGTGTATATCACATCTTTATCGTGCTTGTATTCAGGCTCAGGTACTACATCACCAATCGCTGTAGGCATAAACTCATACAGTGATGTTTGACGCAGGACTTGTCTAATGAACGGTGCCCTCTTTGGTAGGTTACCACCCGTAGACTTCCTCACTCTAACTCTGTAGCCTGTTCCTTTCGTTTTTTCGTTTATCACATATTCCATTAACAATATTGTTTCTTTCATTTTCTTCCCTCCAATTTCTTTAGTCTTGTTTTACATGCTTTTGGACTTCTTCGTAACTCAATAGAAATCTCTTCCCATTTCATGTTTCTTGTAGGATGGATAGAAGAAATAACAACACCGTTTGCTTTGTTTTCTTCTTTCACCCATTCAAGTAATCTTCTATCCTCCAAATCACTCCATCTGCATGACTTATACTCATTCCTCCAACTTTGGTCATATTTCATTTTTTCTTCCTCCATTATCTCATCTAAGAAATCGTCTGTTACCGCCCACTGTGAGCAGTGTTCTTTGTAATCACACCATGAGCATTTCAATCCATTGCGCTCAAGTGCTTCCTCCATAGTTTCACCTACTTGCAAGCGACCAAGGAAAGGGGTAGGCGGGAACTCCATGTTGATGTGTGCCCTAACTAATTTCTCTAAAGCATTCTCAACACTCTTTGATACCCTGCTTCCTTTACTTACATGCTCGTAGTATATGGTAGCACCCTCACCATCAGCCATTCCTCCACCGGGAAACTCCCACCCCCAATGGGTGATAGGTAGAAACTCTTGGTGCTTACTATGCTCAAGCATCATACGATAGAATCCCATTTCCTTACGCATGGCACCGACCTTGCTACGCTTCTTGTACTTGCCCGTCTTTAATTCCATAAGAGCAAATCCATCATCGTCAGCAAATAGTGTATCAATGAATCCATTCATGTGTATAGGTATAGGTTCACCATCTATTACAACAGTACGAGTAGCATGTATGTTAGCCTCCACCCCTACGGGTCGCCAATCTTTACCGCCTGTTACTTGGAGTCTATGGAACTGCCATTCTAACCATTGAGCAATCTGCTCATCCTCACCATACACATATGGTTTCGGTGGGTGTGGAATAGAATTGAAAAATACATCTCGTGCTTGAGAGTATGCCACATCGTTATATTCAGCATGTGCTTCTGCTAACAATGTCAAAACATGTTCTTCCATTTCTTCAGAAAAGTTAGCCCAAAACCATTCCATCATGTCGTGGACATTCAACCCACGGATATGATGAGCCACCTGCTCACCACGCAAGCCCTTGAACTTCTCAAGGTAATACTGTTCGGGACACCAACTAAATGTGCCTTGGCTTGACTTAGTAACTCTCAACTTTTTTGTTTCATCCTCATTTGGATTCCAAGCGTAGGTGCTGATTTTGTACGAGTCGTACTCTTCTTGGTTACCTGTTGCCTCAAGGTAATCTTCTATAGTCGGACGACTATCATCAGCGTTAGGATTGAATCTCATTCTACCATCCCTAATAATTTCTCAACATACACAGCCGCATCCATCAACTCTTCTTGTAGGTGTACAAGCCAATCATGGATGGATAAAATCTCTTCCTCCATAGTCACCCCGTACTTCTTCTTACCTACATCAGACCGAGCCTTAATCTTCTTGCATACATTATCTTCTATTACGCTCATAATATCACCAAAACCTCTTGGGCACTCTTCGTGCCGTTAGTCCATCAAGATTCCAATTGAGTGTTTCATACACTGACTTCAGTTTCTTATGTACCCATTTGTTTACTACAGTGCCCCAATCAATACTGTAACCTTCTAACTCACTTT